ACACTCGATGATTTTAGACGACAGCAAAAGCTGACTTACAGACAACTTGCGGAGCTGCTTGGTGCAAGTCATGCAACGGTTGCGCGTAGGTGGTGCTTGGATATTGACAACAAGGATCGCATGATCCCTGCGCCAGATTTCATGGAGCGGATTGTCAATGTGACTGACGGCGCTGTGACGCCGAACGATTTCTATCTGCGGCGTATGTCATGAAAGAGGACGAGCTGCACGAACACATTGTCCAGTGGCTCGATCTTGCATTACCAGCCGGCTCGATTGTTCATCACAGCCCCAACGAGGGCCGCCGGCATGTATCCTACAAGCTGAAGATGCGCCGCATGGGCATGAAGCCTGGCTGGCCTGATCTCGAGATATTTGTCCCGCAGCATGGCTGGCAGGATCGTTTGCAGCAGGGTCCGATCTTGCTTGAGGTCAAGCGCCCAAAAGGCGGCCGTGTGTCCGATGCACAGAAGGACATTCATGAGCGGCTGCGAGATGCCGGCGCGTATTGTTTTGTTGTGAAGCGGATCGCCCAGGTCGAGGCGGTGTTCGCTGCCATGGTGAATTTGCGCAACGATGCGCAGCGCGATGTGATCCGACGCACTTGCGAGGCTGCTGGTGGCTAGGCTCCCGATAGAAAAGCATCGCGTGGTCCGTATCCAGCGCCACCCAGGAATATGGGAAGAGTTGCCAGAATGCCCCAGGTGTGACGGCACGGGTGTCTGCGAGAACGAGTACGCGGTTCCCGACTATCGCAGCGGCAGCGGATATCTGGTCGAAGCTCTTGGTGAGTGTCCGATGTGTGAAGGCCGGCAGTATGTGGAGATCGATGACGATGGTGAGTGACTTTGCCTGGGAACAAGCCGAGCGCGTCCTGGTGGGGCATGTATGCGATGGGATGGGGTTGTTCCGCATCGCCAAGCTGCGCGGCATCCCGACGATACGCAAGGCCACTGACATGATCGCCGAGTTTGATGATAACTGGCAAGCCTTGCCGGCGTATCTGAAGGCTGGTGGTCCTGCCGGCATACTGACATGGGATTATTTACATGAAGCAATCGCGTACCAGATCGAGGCCGATCTACACAACGCCAAGCCAGGGATCGGACAGGTGCGCGGTATGCGGGACGACACATTGGCACCGCGACGGGACCTGGGTGATCCTGGGCGACGGATCGTTCCGGTGTCACAGCCAGGAGTGCATGCGGCATGACCTACACCGAGGACAAGGAAATACTGGTAATACCCAGGACGGACGGTCTGGTCGTGCGTACAGACGACGGGCTGTACATACATCGCATGACGGCGCAGCAGATGCTCGAGCTGTCGAACCGCTGTCTGACGACTGGCTTAGAGATGCTAAGAGAAAGGGATCGTGATGGCGTTTTTGACGACGGCTGATCGCCTAGTCTTAGACTGTCTAAGACAGTCTAGAGTATACTCATTACCTTCTATTTCTAATTCTAAGACTAGTCAAGACTTAGTAGCGAGAGCAGTCAAAAACAGCAATTTCAACTATCGCCAGGCTGTGTCGGCAGCCAAGCAGGACAGGCTGACCTTCCGGCGCAATCGCGCGCTGCGCAAGCTGCGTCCCAACTATTCAGCCGATCGATACTATCAGTTGACGCTGGCTGTATCGCAGATGGAGTTCTACGAGCTGATGCAGTGGCTCGATCAGGTAGAGGCCACATGGACATAAACGCGCTGCATGATCGTATCCTCGAGGCTGCTGAAACAGAGCGCAGGTTGCCGGCAGCCGTTCGCAAGCAGAAGCTGGCGAGCTGGCCAAGCTACCCGAGGGATTGGCATGGATATGGATGGACACAGGTGGGTGAGGTCATGCTGCGCCCGACAGCGAACCAGATCAGTAATCTTGATTGGGTCATGGATCGCGTTTTAAGCCTCACTGAGCGCGATCGTAACATTGTTTGGGCGGCTGCACACTCGGCAGCCTTTCGTCAGCGTGGGCCACGCTGGAGCCGGATAGGGAAAACCCTCGGGCTGGACCCGAGGGTTGTCAAAGATCGATATTGGTCGGCACTGATCAGGCTGTACTATTCAGCGGACTAGCCTCGTCGGCATCATGTCCCAGTCTGTCCGCCGGCACTTGAATTTTTGCCAGGTCACAGGCTTGACCACGCGGACCCACTTGCTGCCCACGACAGCCCACACAAGGTGGGTGCCGCAGATCGGGGCCTTTGATAGCTGAAAGCCGATGTCGGCGCTGTACAGCCTGGCAGTGCGCCAGGTCTTGCCCTTGGGGCGGGGCAGCTTTGATCTAGGCATTGCCGTCCTCCCATGGTGTCGTGATGTGCATCCTGCCTGTCATGTACTCGATCACATAGTCGGCGTACCGGACCAAGAAGGGGTGGCCATCAAACTCGAAGCTGTCCTGGTCAGCAGCTTCAGCTTCGTTTCGTGCCTGGCGAAAGCGCTCAAGCCTCGCAGGGTCAAAGGTCATTGTTTTGTTTGCCATTGCTAAACACCTCTTTTTTATTGGCTTAATAGTGGGCGGGGCCGTTAGGCCGCCGCCTTGTCGATAGCCTCGTTGATCAGTCGGAGCAGAGGCTCGACTTTGATTTGGCGGTTGCTGACGCAGTAACGGTAAATGCTTGCATCGCCATGCTCTGTGTAAGCGCGAACCCCTTGGATTTGTTTCGGGGGTTTGTTGATTGCGCCGTAAGACAGAGTTGCCTCAACATAGAATTGGGCATAGCCGATGTCCTTTGGCTTTTCGATCTTGTCGATGGTGACTGTTACATTCATTTGTCCGTCTCCTTGTTGCTTGTTGGTCACACCACTAATATGGGGATTGTGACAGATACTGTCAATAGTAATAACAGAGATTGTCATTGTCGCGAAATCTGATATTGTGTCTGTAGGGTCGGCGTGTTGCCGGCTTTGTTTCCTCCCTAGCACCTAGACGGCCCCTGGTTTCTCTTGATCGCCAGGGGCTGTTCTTTTGAGAGAGCCATGGCCAAGCGTGTGAACAAGACGAACATGAAGGCGATCTGCGATCGACTGGCGACAGGTGACAGCCTGACCACGATCTGCCAGGACCCTGACCTGCCAAGCTATCGCAGCGTGACAAGGGCTGTGCTTGACGATGAGGAGATGTACGAGCTGTACAGACGCGCCAGGTTGTTACAGGCGGAGTACTACAGCGATCATATCAATGACCTGGCCAGAGCGCCGCTGCCGCAGGTAGACGATCCGCGTATGCTCAATGCCGAGGTGCAGCGCAGACGGCTCGAGGTCGATACGCTCAAGTTTACGATGGGTAAGCTACAGCCATGGGGCTTGCGGGATAAGAAGGAAGACGCGCCAGTGCAGCAAGCGATCACGATTAGCTGGGCTGATGGACAGGCAGTGGTCGAGGGGTGATGCCCATATATCAAGGCCCTGTGTGGCCGAGGTTCGCGCGCGAGGCTGGCGCTCAATCTGAGCGGAGGTCCATCACCAGAAGTAAAGGCGGCGTCGGGCCTGTGATCCGCAGCCAGCCTAGAGGAGAGGACGCCTGGTCGCTGCGCTGTGCAAGGTTTGTGCAAGGAATGACGGGTAGGGGTCCAGAATTCTAGGACCGGCGACCCTACCCTCCGATCGATCGGCGCGGCCATCTATATACGTAAATACCTGGGCAGGGAGCCTCACACATGAACATCGTCATTCCCTATGCGCCACGGCCTCTCCAGGCCAAGCTGCATAGCGAGCTGCATGAGAAGCGCTGGGGTGTAGTCGTTTGTCATCGCAGGTTTGGCAAGACGGTGATGTCTGTGAACCACATCCTGCGGGATGCCATACTGAACGAGCAGACCAACCCTAGATATGCCTACATAGCGCCGACCTATCGTCAGGCGAAGAGTGTTGCCTGGGATTACTTGAAGGAGTTTGCCGGATCGATCCCTGGTGTCAGGTTTCATGAGACTGAGCTGCGGTGTGATTTGCCGACTGGTGCCAGGATCAGCCTGTTGGGATCGGAGAATGTTGACGGGCTGCGCGGCATCTACCTTGATGGATGCTGCATTGACGAGGTGGCTGATATACCGGAAAGGCTTTTTCCTGAGATCATCCGCCCCGCCCTGTCTGACAGGCGTGGCTGGTGTGTATTCATTGGGACCCCTCGCGGCCATAATAATTTTTATGATTTATATGAGGCGGCGGCTGCCAACGATGAGTGGGTAGCTGCTGTGTATCGTGCGAGCGAGACGGGCATCCTGCCTCCTGACGAGCTGGAAGCTGCCAGGCTGATGATGACGCCTGATCAGTTTGAACAGGAGTTTGAGTGTTCGTGGGTGGCGAATGTCCCTGGCTCGATCTATGGCAAGGAAATGCAGACGGCGCTCGAGCAGGGGCGTATTACGAATGTGCCGTATGATCCGACTGCGAAGGTGCAGACATTCTGGGATTTGGGCATAGGTGACAGCACGGCGATATGGTTTGTGCAGACCGGCGGATCAGCCGGCAGGGGTATTCATGTTATCGACTATTATGAGGCGCGCGGCGAAGGCTTGCCGCATTACTGCCAGGTACTATCGGCTAAAGGTTACATTTACGGCGATCATTATGCGCCGCACGATATCGAGGTTCGTGAACTCGGTTCTGGAAAAAGTCGGCGTGAAATAGCCTGGGACCTTGGGCTGAATTTTCGGGTGGTTCCAAAGCTACCCTTGGAGGATGGCATCCATGCTGGGCAGATGCTTATACCTCGCTGCCACTTTGATAGAGATAAATGTAAAGGCGGCCTCGAGGCCCTGCGCCAATACCACAGAGCCTACTCTGAAAAGAACAGGTCTTTCCGGTTATCTCCGGTCCATGATTGGTCGTCACATGCGGCCGACGCCTGGCGATACCTGGCGATAGGCGTCCGCGAAGGCGGTGCCGACAAGAGGCCGACGCAGCAACGCGCGGTTACTGATTACGATCCTTTTGCAACAGCAACAATGAGTGCTTAGATGCCTGGTCATTATGGAATGTCGTTTGGTGAGCGCGGTCGTAGCAGCAGCCGTAGCAGCAGCCGTAGTAGCAATTCGTTCAGCACAAGCAGCCCTGGACGCCAGGAGACTGATCGCGGCAATCAGTCGTCTAGCAGACGCACCTCGAACGCGCCCCGTCAGTATTCTGTGCCGACAACGCGCTCCAGCCCTGCGACGAGTGATCCAGATAACAACACCTTTGCGCGCAGGGCGGCAGCTATTCGAGAGGTACAGGCGCGCGAAGCAAACAACCCACTGCGCAATCTGCCATCGATACTGGCAGGTGTTGGCTCTTTCACGCGCAACAGGATCATTGCAGAGCTGCGCAAGGGCGGAACGCCAGTCTATAAGGATGGCATTGTGATTGGCGTTGAGCATGAGGGTCCGATCCCTGGCACAACCGTCTACACTGGCCGGCAGCGCGATGACAATATGGGCGGTGATGATGACGACAACCAGCGCTCGGCAGCTTCAGCAGCGCCGCCGGCAGTCAATACACCACCGCCAACAGCCCCACCCGTCATTCCGCCTCCAGCAGACGCACCAGCCCCGCCTGGTGATGCGCCAGTAGACAACACAACAGACGAGGCGGTCGATGCCAGGCGTAGACGCGGCCGGCAGACAACAGTCGCCACATCGGCTCAAGGACTGCTGACGCCGGCGCGCACCAGGCGCAGATCGCTGATGGGGGGCCTGATCAGATGAAATCACCAAAGCCGATGAACATGGCCGGCATGATGGGCCAGATGTCACCGCAGCCGATGACCGGCCTGGCTATGTCCAGCATGGGCAACCCGCTCGAGCGTCTGATGCAAAAGAGTGCCGGCAGAAGCCAGGGCAGATCGATTGCCGGCGTCAAACGCAAAAAACCACGCAGATCAATGATGAACGGCGGATCGATGTATGGCTAGTATATCACCAGAAATCGCTGCGCTCGATCGCCGGTTCAAAACGCTGATGAAGAACCGCGCCAACTGGGAAAGCCACTGGCAGCAGCTTGGCGATTACATGCTGCCCAGGAAGGCAGATATCACCAAAAAGCGCACCCAGGGCGACAAGCGCACCGAGCTTATTTTTGATGGCACGGCTGTCCACGCCGTCGAGCTGCTGGCTGCCAGTTTGCACGGCATGCTCACCAGCCCCAGTGTGCCATGGTTCTCGCTGCGCTATCGCGATCCGATGCTGCAAGAAAACGATGCCGCGAACGAATGGCTCGAGGACGCGCAGCACCAGATGTACATGGCCTTTAACAGGTCCAACTTTCAACAAGAAATCCATGAGCTGTATTTTGACTTGGTGGTGTTCGGCACCGGCGCAATGTTTGTCGAGTTCTATCGCAAGTTTGAGCTGACGGCGCGCGCCATAGCCGCCAGGTTCGGCCAGGACAACCTGCCGCCAAAGATCGCCAAGTCGCTCGAGACAGAGCCATATGACGAGCATCCACTGGTGCATGTCGTCTTTCCGAAAGACGGCGTGAAATCCGATCTGTTCTCCAAGATCAACAAACCGATCGCATCTATCTACTACTGCGCTGATACCAAGATGGTGCTGTCTGAAAGCGGCTTTGATGAAATGCCGATGATGGTGCCGCGTTTCTTGAAGGATAGCGTCTCGAGCTATGGGCGATCGCCTGGGATGACATGTCTTAGCGATGTGAAAATGTTGAACAAAATGAGTGAGATAACGATCAGGTCTGCGCAAAAGCAGCTCGATCCCCCGCTCATGGTGCCTGATGATGGCTTCCTGCTACCAATCAGGACCACGCCAGGCAGTCTGAATTTCTATCGCAGCGGCACACGCGACAGGATGGAAACGCTCCAGATCGGCGCAAATAACTCGCTGGGGCTGAATATGGAAGAACAGCGCCGCGCTGCAATCCGCCAGGCATTCTATGTGGATCAGCTTCTCCTCGGGCAAGGCGCGAACATGACCGCGACCGAGGTGTTACAGCGGAACGAAGAAAAAATGAGGCTGCTCGGGCCTGTTTTGGGCAGATTGCAGTCCGAGCTGCTACAGCCGCTGATTGACCGATCGTTTGCCCTGCTCCTCCGTCAGGGCGCTTTCTCAACACCGCCCGAGGAGATGCAAGGCCAGGACATCGATATCGAGTATGTCAGCCCACTGGCAAAAGCACAGAAGATGTCCGAGCTGCAAAACACACTGCGCGGCGTCGAGGTGATGACACAGCTCTCGCAGATCATCCCTGTGCTTGAGTATTTCGATCCAGACAAGATGGTCAGCTATCTGATTGAGGTGATGGGCATGCCGGCGCAGGTCGTGCGCTCGTCTGACGAGGTGGCGATGGTCCGCCGTCAGCAGCAGCAAGCAGCGCAAGCCCAGGCAGAGGCCGAGGCGCAGATGCAGGAGAGCGAGATAGCAAACAACCTGGCACCCTTCATTAAGGCCAATAATCAGCAATGAAGACGCTAGATGACCTGCTGGCGACATACCGCCAGTGCTTCACCAGTGAGGAGGGCGAGCTGGTCCTGGCCGATCTGGAAAAAAGATTTCATCTGTCAGTGACGACATTCGAGCGCGGCGATCCACATTACAGCGCCTTCCTAGAAGGGCAGCGCAGTGTCGTATTGGCAATCAAGGCAATGATGGAAGAGCGGAAGGCGCAAGAAACCGTAGAGGACTAAATGAACGAGACAATCCCTGATGAAAGCGGACCTCAAAACGAAGAGCAACCTGTCGGATTTCTGGACAGCCTACCCGAAGATTTGAGAGCCGAGCCGTCGCTGCAAAATTTTACCGACGCTAGTGGCCTGGCAAAATCCTATGTTCATGCGCAGCGCATGATCGGAGCTGACAAGTTGGCAATCCCTGGCTCGAGTGCGACCGATGATGAATGGCGCGCCGCCATGCAAAAGCTGGGTGCGCCGGTCGAGGCCAGCGGCTATGAGCTGGACGGCATCGAGTTTAATGAGGACGAGATGTCGGGGTTTACCGAGGCAGCGCATGCTGCCGGCCTCACAGCTCGCCAGGCACAGGCCATGGCCGGTTACATGCAATCAGCCGACCAGGGGTTGATCAGCCAGTTTGAAGAGAATGCAGAGCAAGCTGCCTATGACGGCCTGATGGACCTGCGCCAGGAATGGGGTGTGGCATTCGATAACAAGGTGGACAATGCCATGCGCGCTGCAATCGCCATGGGCATACCCTCCGAAATCGACCAGGAAAGCGGCAAGCCATACATACCGATGTTTGATGAAATACTTTTGTCGGACGGCAGGGCGCTTGGCGATCACCCGTTTGTCATCAAGCTGTTTGATCAGATCGCCGGCCAGCTCGGCGAAGATACGCTCGAGGGTGCAACAAAGATGGATGTGATGACGCCCGACGAGGCGCGTCGCGAAGCTGCAACCCTGACAGCGCAAGGAACACCATACTGGGATGCACAGCACCCAGAACACGCATCATTCGTTCGCCGCGTACTCGAGCTGAACGAATTCATATATCCCTCTACAGGGACAGACGGATAAGCCTCGGCCCCGTCGCAGCAAGCCTGTGTGTCAGGCCGATTAGCCGCCGTCAGCGGCAAGCTATGGCCCCGCAAGGGATAACCAGGCGCAACACCCTGAAACCAATGTGAGAGGATTGTGAGATGTCTTCACAAATCACCACCGCATTCGTGAACCAGTTTTCAGCGAATGTGACAATGCTTTCGCAGCAGATGGGATCACTGTTGCGGAACACTGTTGATGTAGAAACCATCAACGGTGAGAAAGCTTTCTTTGATCAAGTTGGATCGGCTGCTGCCGTCCAGCGTACTACGCGCAACCAGGACACCCCGCTCATGGAAACACCCCATGCTAGGCGGGTCGTCAGCCTCAAGGATTTTGAATATGCTGACCTGGTGGACGATCAAGACAAGATCAGAATGCTGATCGATCCGACAAGCACCTACGCCAGGGCGGCTGCTGCTGCCATGGGTCGTGCAATGGACGACGAGATCATCGCGGCTTTCAATGCGACTGCGCTGACAGGCAAGACAGGGGCAACATCAACCGCCCTGCCTTCTACCCAGCAAATCGCACATGGCTCTGCCGGCTTGAATATTGCCAAACTGGTCGAGGCAAAGCAGAAGCTCGATGAGCAGAGTGTCGATCCATCCATCCGGCGTTACATCGTTTGCTCGCCAAAACAGATCAGCGATCTGTTGAACAACACGACTGTAACATCAGCCGATTTCAACACTGTCAGAGCTTTGGCTACCGGCCAAATATCTGAATTTGTTGGATTTACCTTCATCGTGAGCAATCGCTTGAAGGTCGATGGCAGCTCGAACCGTCTGGTCTACGCTTGGGCGCAAGACGGAATAAAAATGGCTCTTGGAAAGGAACCGACCGCTCGCATAGAGGAACGGGCCGATAAGAGCTATTCAACCCAGGTCTACTACTGTAGCAGCTTCGCCGCGACGCGGATGGAAGAAGTGAAAGTAGTTGAGATCGCATGTCAGGAGTAAAGTGATATGGCAACGGTATATTCCACACAGCGCACTAACGCGCTGGCAAATCCAGTGGTCAACAGTAAGACCAATGAGATTGGTGGCCGTGTGCGGATCGCTCATGGCGTCTATGAGGCATCCTCGCTTGCGAGCGGCGATGTCATCGAGATGTTCAAGCTCCCCAACGGCGCTCGTATCATCAGCGGCTCACTTGCCCATGATGCTCTCGGCTCTAGCACCACGCTATCTGTAGGCCACGCCGCCTATGTCAATAGCGCTGGTACTGCGGTCGCGGCAGATGCGGACGAGTTCAAGGCGGCAGCGGCATCGACATCTGCACAGAAGGTCGATATCGCAGCAACCCTGGCTCTCGGCTCGGGCATCGAGATTGATGCAAACGAGGACGGTTACATTGTGACCGCAACAATGGGCGGCGCAGCCGGCACCGGCACCATTGAGGTGACGATGCTTTACGCGCTCGACTAATCTGCATGGACGGGGCTGGCTGCACGGTGCTGGCCCCGTCTCCCCAATCTAGGAG